GCGAAATAGCCAGTGGATACATCGATCTCAAGCTCATCGCCTTCCAGCGTTTCGATCGAGCCCGGTCGGAGAGCTTCCGCAAGCTCGACGTTTATCCACGCTTCGCCTTTGAGCTTTACGCCGTCGACAGCGGAGCCGAAGATGTAGCCAACACCCCAATCGTCGAGAGCGTCAGGTGAGTTCGCTGAAAGGAAGTCGCCTGATTCAGTAGCCGGATGCCCGAATGTAACCGGGACGCCGTTCCACGAAGGCGCAAACAGCTCATCCTGCGGGATAACTGCGCCGTTCATAACAACGTCGGATCTCGCCATGACGACCGGAACAACTAGCCACTCCTGTTCGCGCCATCCCTTTCGGGTCGCGGCCGCGACTTGGTTCAGCGTGATCGTGTTCTGGTTATTCGTCTTTGGTTCGACTTTACAGCTGCAAGGCACAGGCGTGCTCCCACATGGAATTTTACCGTAGTATGACAGACGATTCGCTACAAGTCAACAACAGGAAGCGCAACGCATCTGCAATTGGGGTGAACAGGTATCATATCCTCAATCGTCTTCAAATCAAACTTCTTGCCTTCGAGCCCTTTGCACTCTGAACAAACGCGCCCGTCACCGGCCGTCGAGAACTCTGCCTGTACAACGATCTGCTTCACCCCGGCTTCCCGATAGCTGGCGATGTTCGCCTGGTGGTGCGTTCGGATAACCTCTGTGCGAGCCAGCACGCGCGATCGGGTCCGGCCGATTTTCTCCACGCGCCCTTCGATCCGCTTGGCGATCTTGGCGGTGCCTTCTCCGGCTTCGAGCCCCAAGGCAATCTCCCGCCGGATGCCCGCTTGCATCGCCTCGTCGATCTTCTCCAGATCCGTATAGACCCGGCCCAGAATTTGCTCCAGCTTGCCCTGATGGTTCTGGCGTTTGAGCGCGCCCTTCATCAGATCGACGTTGTTGCCCTTCGGCGATCGCTTGTTAATTTCGTTCTGCGCCCGGCGCACGCCTTTTTTGTAGGCTCCATACAGGTAGCTTTCCACCCAGTTGTTCGGGTCCGGCGTCACGCCTTTCTCCCGCACGATCCGCTCCGCCTCCGCCGGGTCGATTATGTTGCGGCGCACAGACTCGTTCAGGAAGTCGAGAATGGTGGCAGTTTCGAGCGGCCCAACCGGGAACTCGTACCGCTTATTGATGACGACCTCAGGCGCTTGGGCCATGAAGTCGTTAAGCTCCGCCAGCACTTTCTTGTACCTGCGATTTACTTCTGCTTCAAACTTTTGGCGTAGCGTCTTCGTGAACGTCGGATCTTGGCGGAGTTTGGCGTTGATCGACGGCCGGAGCTGGCGCGCTTCACACATCCTCTCCTTCCCCCTCGCCGCTCGCTGGAGGATTCCCGAAGCCCGCCTGCACATCCTCGTCGTCTTCGTCGTCTGGTCCCTCCTCGTCTTCCTCATACTCGGATTCTTCAGGCAGCCCAAGGATCTCATACCGGAACTCGCGGAGCGGCATCACATAGTCCGCGCCGTCCGCCCCAACGTAAGCGGCGATCGACTCCGCGCGCGTCTTGCCAATGTCAGCCTTTTCCTTCTCGGACAGACTCGCCAACGCATCCCACTCGATCGACATTGTGCCTTCGGGCTCCGGGAGGTTCCCTGTCTCGATCATCTTCTCAATGAACGGCCGGACGATCTTGGGCGCAGCGTATCCGCTCCGGCGGTCGTCGATCTGGGCCGCCCAGTTCGTCGCGTCCTGTGAGCTGGCGAGTTCGCCCGCTTCGCTCCCGGTCAAGATCCGCAGAGGCACACCATGCGTCCCGGCGATCAGCTTCAGGAGGGAGTCCAGGTTGCCGGACGGGTCCGGCGTATCGGAGCCCAAGACCGTAGCCGATAGCCCGGTGCCCGCGATCGAGCGCCGCAGCTGGTGCTCGTATTCGTCGGACTGTTCCTTGAGGCGCTTCATATCGTCGTCGTCAAACTCTGCGTTCGAGTCAGCGGACCAAAGCACGCCACGGTTAGCGCACAACCAGAACGTCTCCGCCCCGGAGCCCGCGACCTTCTCCAGATCCTGAAGGTAATTGTACGAAGGCATGAGGCGAGGAACGCCGTACACTTCGTCATCGTCGAGGAACTCGGACAGGTGGAGAACGCGGCTGTGGTGGACGGTGATCGAGCGCGTCGCGGATTTCGTCGCGAGAGCAGAGCGCCCGGTCATGAGCGTGTACAGTTCCGGCATCCCGAAGCGCGGCGAGCGTTCGTTCATATCCCACTGGCTCACCGACACACTGTGCTCGCCGTAGGCTGAGAGGTAAAGGAGATCTGCTTGCCCTTCGATCGGGTCGGAGAGGTTCGCCGAATCGTTAAAGCCCATGTACATAAGACCGTATTGCCCAATGGCAGAGAGGCGGTCAGCGCGCTCCATGTAATGGCAAATCCCCAGCTCCCGGTTCAACCGCTGCCACGCGCCGGTCAAGCTCTCTGAGTTCTCCGCGCCGTCTTCGCTCTCGTCGTATACCGCTGGCGCTTCGCTCCACGTCTCGCGAGGGAAAGCCCGGATGATCCGAGAGGCGACGCCATTGCGATGGTACAGGCCCACGAAGTCTTCCGCCCTGAGCGCCTTGTTCCAACCAAACGTCTCATAGCGGTCGCGCCGCCCGTTGTGGCTCTTTCCCAGCAGCCGGTTCCAGAGCGACCGGATCAACCGGCCGTCTGCAAATGTCTCATCGCTCATAGCACCCTCGCTTTGCGCTTGGCTCGTTTGATCCGCTTCTGTACCGCGTAGCGTATCGCGTCGATACAGTGGTTGTATAGGTCGATCGGCTCCGGCTGTACTTCGTTCGTCGCCTTGTCTCGCTTGTAGGAGTATAACCGGGATTCTCTGATGGTTTCCTTACAGCGCGGGTGAATAACGATTTCGCTGTAAGATCGCAGGTGCGCGATCCCGTCCGCTACTGAGCCCGGCCACTTCAGCACAGCCTTGATATTCGGGATACCGTGGCGCTTCAGATAGCTGATCGACTCCGGCCGCGCGCTGTCTGCCCGGCTTTCATAATCCTCGAACTCTGGTATGCGTTCGTTGACATAATCCGCTGTGTCGTCGAGTTCGAGCCCCACCTTGTACGCTTCGTATTCTACGAGCAAGGCGCGCGTGTTCGGGTTGACCCAGCACCGCACAGCGGTCGTCGGATCGTTCGCAAAGCCGAAGTCCATGCCGTGGTATGGCCCTTCCCAATCGGCTTGCGGCGTGAACTCAGACACCCGGACCTTATCGTGGAGGATCTGCGCTTCAGAGTTTTCGAGATATGCGCCTTCCCAAACGTGGGCGTACATCGCCGGTTCGAGAAGCTCCTGATCATCCTTCCGCTGCTCGTTGAGTACCTTCGTGAAGAACGGGTTGTCAGTGTAGTTGAGTTCGACGATCCCGGCGCGGCGAGACGTCCGCAACCGGAAGCGTTTGTCAACCGGGCTGCCCTTTTTCGACGGGTTCCAAATGATCCAGATCTCGGAATTGGGCGCCCGAACGGTTGGGCCAAGATCCCTCAGCGACGCTTCCGGGACGTCCTCCGCCTCCTCGATAATGCAAATGTCAATCTGCGCCATCGACTTGATACCGGAAATATTGTGGCGCAGGCCGCGAAAGATAAACTCAGTGCCATTGGCGCCATAGATTCCTTTGTCCATTATGGTGTAATGGGCGCGAAGAAAGGCGTGTTCATTGATCGCGTTTACAAGCTCGGCATAAAACGATTCTTTGATGCTGACCTGTAGCTCGCGGGTGCAGAGGATTCGGAGCTTTTCAGCGTAGCCGAATAAACAAGCGAGGAGCGCGAAGGACATGGACTTGCCGGAGCCCCGGCCTCCGTATGCCCCTCGATAGCGGAAGGCTCCGCGTGGCTCCTCGAAGATGGGCACGAGCTTGTCCGGGAACTCGATCTCAACCTCAACCTCGTTTTCGTCCCAGACCTCCGCCGCCTCAGCCATTGTCGCTGTCTACCTCCGGCGGTGCCGCGCGCTTTCCCCTGATAACGATTCGGGTGGGCTTCGGTGACAATGAGCCGTCTTCGCTGGAGAAGTCTTGCTTGTCGACCAACCCCAGATCGCGGGCGATGATGTTCGAGTTGAGGAGTTCCGCCGCCGCACCGTCGAACTTGTACTGGCGCATTACAGAGTCTGCCCACGCGACGATGTCGCGATACCGCTCTGAAGAACGCCACGTATACCACGTCTGATAAGAGATCCCGACGAATAGCGAAAGGCCGTGAACGGTCATCGCGCGCATCTTCGGGACTTCCTCCACTACGGATTCGCCCTGATAGCTGACCAGCTTCGACTCCATCAGCGGGTTCTCAATAACCCAGTTGAAATACTCGACACACTTTTTGTGGAGTTGCTCCGGCGTAAACTTCGGAGGCTTCCCGCCTTTCGACACTGGAAGCTCCCAAAGGTGCTTAACCTTTTTAGTTGGCATCTTAATCTCCATAGACATGAAAGCCGCGCTACGATTGTGACGCCCTTTACAAGATTAGTCAAGAGGCCGCGCCCGGATAAAATTCAAAGTTGAAAAATGCGTTCGCGCGGTTGGCCGTGGCCGCGCGGGTTTACCTTTCCTGATAGAATATATATCAGTTTCTGAGCAAAATAGGGTGTATTATGATTATTAAAATAATTTTTCTTTGAAACAGAGGAGGGGTTCATTACACGAATTTTAATATATTTATATTCAGGAATGCAAAACCCGCGCGGCCACGGCCAACCGCGCGAGATTCTCATCAAAACTTCTCAGCAGAAATAGCGAGCGGCCGCAACGCCAGCTCATCTTCCACGGCTCGGATTCGATCTTCATACGGCATTGTTTTATCCACGAAAGCCATACGACTCCTGAACTTACCGTTTCGCCACTCGTTATTATAAGGGTGTTTTATCGGTTCATAACCGCGCTCGTCCATCTTGAAATGGAAGTTCTTGGCTTGGACGGCTTTGGCCGCAGCTTTCGCGTCGTCGAAGAATGGGCCTTGGTTTATGAAGTCGAGAAAATCCTTGGCGAAGATGACTTTTGACGGTTTTCCACCGTGGATCTCTTCAGAGAATAATTCAAAAATCTCGTCGGCAAGCGTTCGCCGGATAAGATTGGCACTCTCAATAATCGCCTTTTTGCCGTGCGTCATGGGTGGTGGATCGCCCGGATTAAAATCAAAAATATTTCGATTCAGGAGCCAGCGCACAACTGCATCGCTCCCGCCGTCGTCCATATATTCGTACATTTCCTTGAAATAAAGCTCCGAGAAGATCGGCAACCGCTTCGGATCGGGAAGCGGAGACGTCATCACGAACAGCCGCCGATCCTCCGCTGGTACGTACATAGTCAACGGCTCGTTGGTCGTAAGGATCGTGTGGCAGAGGTTCCGCACGTATATCGTGTTGGCATACTTAACCTCCATCGGCGTCATCTCCGGCGGAGCCGCCAGCAGCGGTTTGAGCTGGTTGTAGAAGTTCGACGCCTTGTGGTCTTCGTCGTGCGGCCGGACCTCGTTGATCACGAGCATGACGGATTTTACATAGCCGTTGTACTGGCGGTTTATAACGTCTGGTTCAATCTCCGCCGTGTTCCATTCCCCAACGCCGCGCCGGAGCGGCAGCAGCGCGGTATCCTTCCCAATGCCTTGGTTCCCGGCGATAACGAGCCCGTGGTTGACCTTCTCGTGCGGCTTCTGGACCATATGTGCGGCGAAGTCAAAGAAGTGTTCGTGCTCCAGCGCGTCCGGGAATAGGAATTTGACGTGCTCGATCCATTTGTCTGGGTTGCGGTTATGGCGCAGCCGGGAATGATCCGGTTGAATGTACGTGTTGTAGGTGCAAGCGCCTTCGACTTCGAGCGCGCCGCGATCCGTTACGATTCGGTGCTGGATAAAGCGAGGGAGCCCCGGCCACCAAGTCGAGCCCTCGACGGTGAGCCCGGTATCCACATCGTTGATCGCTTGCGAGGGAGGGAACGGCCGCAGCTGCCCGTTACGCCCATCCGGTCGCGTTGGCCAGTCGTCGCGAGGGATAGCCCCGTCCACCGACTTCGGACCCAATAGCAGGCCCGTCGTCGTGTCCCAGTACTTCTCCTGAACCTCGTCATAGCGGAAGTCTTCCATGGATCGCGTTCGACGCACAAACATCCCTTCGGCGTCGGTTTCGGCTTCTTGGGCGAGCTGTTCCAGTTCGTCGTCTCTCATTGATCCACCCGCTTCGCTATAAAGGCCCGGACGTCTCCGACCATCACCCTGCCATCGTACATGAATTTATGCTTCGTTGGCCAGTAGTCTAACCGAAGGCCGCGCAGCTTCCGACTCCAATGGTATGGGGTGTGCTTCGTCCAGCCTTCCGGGTCCGCTTCCGCCAGCCGGGCGTGCCGGATCTCCTGATCAGCTTTGCGGCGCTCCGCCCACATTTCTGTAATCTCGTTCACAGCCCTTCCCCCATGGCATCTGTGATGCCCTTCTCGACGAGGAGGACGGCTTTGGCTTCCGTCATCCCGTCAAACATTTTGTCGGCTTTCGCTTCGGCGTCTTCGCCCGTAAAGCCAATGGACAACTCCGCCTCGCCCATTTCCAGCCGGTCGAGATCGACCGTCACCGTCACCGCTGGTTCGTCCCGGTTCCGGACTCGACGCACAAGGATCTGTCCGTGCTCGTCTGTATAGTACAACTTCGCCCATTGCCTTTTCATACTTCCTCCGGTAACTCAGGGAACGGCATCCAGAAATCCACGGTGCCTTCGTTCACGAATATTGAGGCGTATTCGCCCCAGTTCTCTTGCTGTTCGTACCAGCCTTCAACGAGGTAAAAGCCGTCAAGCTCCTCGCTGTATTCGTCGTGGCACTCCTCCTCCGGGCTCGTCTCGACGGTCCAACGGCGCACATAATCTGCCACGATGATCCGGCGTTTGCCTTGGCGGTTCTTGTAGGTTGCGAAGACCTTGCGGCCGCTCGGTGGCGGTTCGCTAACCGCCGGGCTCCAGTCGCGTCGAGCCGCCTGCCATCCAACCCAGGCTGCGCTGAACCCGCCGTAATTCTTAACGGCTGAGCGCCGGTTGATCCACCGCTCGAATCGGCTTGCGTCATCTGCAAAATCAGCCACTCTATGCCTCTCCTATACGCTTAACTGCTATGTCAAAATAACCTTGGTCTAACTCAATGCCTATAAACTTTCGGCCAAGGTTCTTTGCTGCCACGCCGGTTGTTCCGCTGCCCATAAATGGGTCAAGCACCGTGTCGCCTTCGTTGCTCCAAGAGATGATGTGGTCAGCCGCCAAAGACTCGGGGAAAGCGGCAGGGTGTCTGGTATCCTTTCTGCTTTTCACCCCCGTCATTTCCCACACGTTATGTCGCTGTCCGAAATCTCTAATCTTCTTTTTTCCTGATCCAGAGATGGGTTTTGTGCCTCCGTCGCTCTGGCGTATGTTTCCATGCACTGACGTTCCGGCGTGTTTGTTTTTCCTGTCAATAATCGGTTTGAACGATGACGGTGCGCCCTTGCTGAAAACAAACATATATTCAAATACAGGCGCGTATCTAGTATTTAAGGAACCAACCGCTGTAAAGTTTCCTTTATTCCAAATCATTGTATCGTGTAAATTAAAACCGCACTCAATAGCCCATAGCGCCTGCTTAAAGCTGGTGCCAGTCTCGCTCCCCTTGATCGTTGCATCCCCAACAACCCAGACAACAACACCCCCATCTTTTGTGACTCTGTATAGGTCAGCAAGTACAGCCTTCCATACATGCTCACCCCACTGGTCGTTGTTGCCGTTGTAGGTTCTGAGGTTATCGTATGGCGGGCTGGTCACTGTTAAATCAACAGACCCATTCGGTATTTCTTTCATCCGCTCTAGGCAATCGCCATGCATAAGATCAGCGCTCATTGCCATGGGCGTCTCCTGTAATGCTTCGGGTCGCGCTCGACGAGCCGCAGCCAATTCGTTTCCCGGTCCAGGTCGTTGGGCTCCCAGTCGTTCCACAAATTTTCCGGGATCACCAAACGCCAAGCGCCAGCAGGGTCTTCGATCATCGGCGAATATCCACGCACTCGCAGCTCCTCGACCAAAGCCTTGTGGCGCTTCTCGATCCAACCCAGTTTGTCGAAGAAGAATTTGACATGCCCAGCCCCCATGCGATAACTGGGCGGCTGGGTCCAGAACGACCGTTTGTTAGCTGCGGAGGCGAGCCCGAACACTCGCATGATCTCCCGATACTCCGCCAGCAAGTGCGGCGCAGAGAGGTCTGCCGGGTCCAGCACGTTGATCCGTGTCATAGCATTCTCCGGTCCAGATGCGCCTTCATATCCTCGACGGCTTTCAGAAAGGGCAACCGCTCGATCTCCGCCAGCGGGATGTATTCGCTCGGCCAATCGTCGAAGCTCACGACGTCGACGCCGCCCCAAGACTGAGGAACGTCCTGTGTTGTCGGGTGCGTCGAGATCGTTACCAGCGCGTCGATCTTCTCGATGGGGTTATAGTAGACGAACCAGCACCCGCCAGCAGCGCCGCGCTCGACTTTCCACACGACGCAATCAACGTATTGTCGCCGGAGCCCGTCCCAAGAATTTTCGAGCACATAGCCCGGATCAATGTCGAAACGCACAAGCGCCCGGATATGGTCGCCCGCCTTCGGGATGGGCCAGGGTGCGCTGGCTGGCTTGATTCGCTCGCCGTGCTTCAACAGGTAATTCAACCACTTTAACTCTCTCATGTTTCTTCCTCGTTCTGGGTCTTGAAATTGTAGTTGCGGAAGTCGTCCGCGTCTTCGTTCGTTGCCTCCAGCGCCTCCTCCAGATCCGAGTTGAGCCAATCTGTAAGATCCCGCCAGCCTTTCCCACCGCAGTGGCCGTGATGGCACCGGAAAGCACCATACCAATCGTTTTCGACTTCGGGCAGCCGGATCGCCGCGCCGTTATCGACGCCGCCGGTGTGCTGGTGAGTCCACGGGCATCGAACGTGGATCCAGCCACTATAGTCCGGTTCCTCTCGCTTAATCCACCCGGCCGCCCGGAGCGTTGCCCGCGTTTGGACAAAGTGGCGGATGCGATCTGCCCGGCTCGCGGCTTGGCGGCCCGCATCCTTTGGAATCGCTCGCCGTCTAACAAGCGAGAGGCCGAATGCAGTGGCGATCTCCTGAACCGAGTACCTACGCTCAGGGTGGAAGTTATGGAGCTTTACCGCCCACGGTGCACCGTTCTCGTCGTAATACTTCGGCTTGCCGTTGATCCCGGCTGGCGGACGGAAGACGCGATTCACTCCGGCTTGGCCTGTATCGGTTCCAAGGAACTTGCGCTGGATAAAGGCTCTGATCAGAGCGTCGAAGGTTTCCATGTCCTCAACCAGACGGTCGAAGAAATACATGGCTTGGTAGTTGTCCGGGCTCGTCTCGATAAGCGCGGTGGGCGCTAGTGCGTCGAGCGTGGAGAGAGGGAACTTGGCGCCGGGTCCGGTCCCAACGTCGTCTATCATGAGGAGGATTCCGCCAGCGAAGTTCTCCTTGCGCCGCCGGAACTCGCCGCGCGCATTCCGCTTCATCGCGGAGACGCACAGATACACATTGCTCAGGTCGTCGATCTGCGAGGTGCTATTGAGCACGATCGCTTTCCACTTCCCGTAAATATCGCTGTTTGGATCGCCTCTGAACTGGCAGGCCACCACACGCCCGTCCTCCGGGAGAACGTCGCGCATTAACTCAAAGAAATCGTTGAACATACTGCCTCCGAGAAAAAGGACGGCCGGAGCCGCCCTTCACAGTTGGGGTTGGGTTTAGAACTTGCCCCCATCCTCCTCGGACTTCTCCGCGCCGGGCGCAGTTTCATAGTTGACCTTCGCTTCCCCGGCCGCGATCGTTGCGTGGAACGCTTTGCCGATGTCGTAAAGTTCCTTGCTCTGAACGAACTTCGGCTCAGTGGGCTGGACCTTGAGGCCGTGCCATGTTCCTTTGTCGTTCGACTCCTGAGCAGTCGTAAGCAAGATCCGGTTGGCCCAGGTTGGAGGGGTCATCAGCCCCTTCGGTCCCTTGACCTTTGCGGAGTTAAGAAGGCTCATCAGCATCTTCGACTTCTTGATCTGGGTCGATCCGAGAGACAGCAGAACCTGCTGCGATTCGCCGGTTTCTTCCTCGACGAGAATGCCGAAGTGATTGCGGGTATCCGCGAGGTGGTCGCACTTCTTATCATCAATCGTTCCGTCCGGGAGCGGAAAGTACAACCTGCCTTCCCGGTCGATGACTTCGCCTGCGTACTTCATCCAGGCTGCTTCCTCCGGCATTACCTCGCCTTTGAATCCGCCGTCTGCGGTTCCGCGCGGCCCCCAACGAATGAAGCGGCGCTGGTAGGCGCAAGGCAGGAAGATGACGCCGGTTTTGCCGTCGTACAGCTTCTGGGTTACTGTGTTAAACAGCATCCCGGCTTTCGCGCCTTCGACGTATTCGGCTTCAGCCTCGTCTACTTGCGGCGAGATCTTCTGGAGCACCGAGAGGAACGGAATGGCAAACGAGTCTTTGTCTGCTGTCTCCATGCCCGCGCCGGAATCCTCGTACATAAAGTCTATAGTTGCGACTTCGGTGTTTTGTTCTTCTTTCTTGGTTACGTCTTTCTTGGCTGTCATTTTTTCACTCTCTTTACGGTTGCGACATCATAGGGGTGGATGGAGAAAAGATCTTGCGGCAGCGCCGTCCCTTTTTCCATCTGCTCTTTTACGAAGGATTTGAACGTGCCAGGGTGGACAGAGTCGTCCAGGCTGACGGTGTCATACTCCTCCGACAAGTCGTGAACGCAGTGTATTGCGTCCTCTCGCTTGTCCTTCGGGAACTCTACCAGAACCTTGGTTTTGATAAGTCCGCCGAATCCATTTGCCTCTAACCACGCGTGAGCCGCTGCTCGCTTCTCTTTCGTGATTGAGGCGTCGATCTCTTGTTTAAGGTCGATCTGCGTGCCGTCTTCGAGCTTTAAGCCCGGCAGCCCAACCTCTTTTAGCAGGCCTGGGAGATCCTGAAGCCGGGTCTGGTTGTAGCACGATTTCGCGTGCGCCAGCATTTCGGCTTGGTTCTTCACCTCGTCTTCCTGCCGCACGAGAAGCTCCGCCAGCTTTCGGACCCGCGCCAGCGCGTCTTCGCCTGCTTCGGCTTTCGTGTCGTCGTCGAGATCGTCGAATATAAAATCCAGATCGTTCTCACTCATAGGTCATTCCTCCCACGTTATTTTGACAGTAGCCACTGATCTGCCGACGCACGCACCTTTTCTGGCCGCAGCTTCATCGGGGTAAACCATATCGCCGGTCCGTGCAGCGAACCTGTTGATTGAGGTCGGGTAGATATTCACCCACCCTTCTTTGGTAATAGGATTCGCTGCTGGTTCAGCGTCTTTGTTGATCAGGCTTGCACAGTAGTCGTGGATCGCAATAAGCGCTCTCGAATGGTCTTTTGAGCCTAATGCTTCCAAAGCCGTTTTTCGGATGGTTTCTAACGTTTCGTTGTCGATTTCACTCATAATGTAATCTCCGCACAATCGTATTCCCGCTTTACCTTATCCCACCGGAGAACCTTCACAGCTTGCGAGAGGTCGGTGGCGTAGGTAATCGCGGCCGCCATCAGGATCGGGTCGCCCACGCACAGAATGTAGTCTTCTGAGGTGTAGTTTTGGAGCCCTTCCTGTAGCGTCTCGATTGCTTCGTGAATTTCGTCTTCCCGGAATCCGACCTGAAGAGAAACGAGCGGCACAAGCTCGCCGTACCTCATCGCCGGTTTAAGGTCGATAGACGGGATGCGCTTACTGCTGATTGGGTCGTACCTCGTGGGCACACTGGGGAGAAATACTTTTGGCCTCATCTTTTTTCTTCCTTTCTGGGTTTGGTCTTGCAAGCGAACTATCGCGGAATATAGCGAAAAAGGAAAGCGGGGTGTAAACTATTTTTCGCAAAAGATTTGATTTTTGTGCAGATAAAGGCGATCATTCACCCCATCGCAACCTACTATAGAAAGAGGATTTGAAAATGGCTACTCATATGACTCGTCGCGTCGTCTACAACAACCGCCCGGTGCGCCCGGTTCCGTTCTGGGAGTTCGCCCTTTATAACGAAGACGGGAGCCGCGAGCGCGCCCTGAACTTCTCGACCGTAATGCAAGAAGGCTACCTGCGCGGCTTGGTCCTCGACCAGACCGGGCTGAACATCGACGACGCGGAGCGGATCGAAGACGAGAAGCTGGGAAAATAAATTTCAATTATTTTCGTCAAAAGTGTAGACTTTTGTACAGTAAAACGAGATAATAGACCTACATTGAGAGATCAACCGGAGAACTGAAATGACAACTGCCCGCTTCCACGACAAGACCACCAAGACCTTCGCCAGCGCCCTCGACGCACAAACTTGGGCGAACAACAACGGCTTCGTCTGGTTCGATTCGATCAACACTCTGATCGAAGACGTCGAGGACGGCGTGGTTGCTATCGAAGACACAATGCTGATCGAAGCGTAAGGAGCGAATCATGAAATCACTTTTCACCATGCAAGGTCGCGAGTTCGTACTGACTGGCCCGAAGTCTATCTGCGGCCGAAAGGTCGCGGGCAAGTGGGACGGGAAAGGCCGCACAACTTGGATCAACGTGAAAGGTATGTACTCCTCGAACCCGAAAAAATAATTTCAATTATTTTCGTCAAAGTGCTTTACTTTTGATTAGAAAAGACCGATACTAGACCTACATTAAACGAAACACAAAGACCCGGAGAACTGAAATGACCAACTTTAACGAAATGACCGCTAAAGAACTCGTCGCAGCTTACAACGTTATGGCCAAGGCTATGGATGACGCGCTCGTTATCCGCTTCTCAGATCGCAAAGCCGGCATCCGTCGCTGCGAGAAGTTGAAGGCCCGTTATGACGAAATCTTCGCTGCCCCGACTGTCGAGCCCGTCGAGCCCGTCGAGAAGAAAGAAAGCGCCGACATCGAAGCCTACGAAGACTGCCCGCACTGCGGCGTTCACCTGAGCAACGGCGTTCTGGATAACAGAGAGCACATGGATGAGCTGAAGTCCGGCGGCTTCAAGGCGATCGGCGAGAGCAACGCCAAGTTGATCGAGGAGCACCGCGCAGAGACCACCAACCAGTTCCAGTGCTTGGGCTGCGGCGGCCAGTTTGGCCCGGCTCTTACTCTGAAGGTTAGCAAGAGCCGCTCCGCCGCGATCGCCGCCAGCTGGACCGATTCCGAGACAGCCGCGAAGCGCGCCCAGCGCCACGCCGTCCGGGTCGCCGGTCAAGAGTTCCGCAGCGTCCGCGCCGCCTTCGCCGCGCTGAAACTGCCGATTAGCAAGCACATCAAATTCCGTATGGAGCTGAAGGCCGCTGGCCAGCTCAACGCCTTCGGATATGACTGGGAAATCATCGAAGCGTAAAGCCTCCCGGCC